CAAGATATGTGTGGTGAAGACGTTTCATTCTGTTTGGATGCAATCAAAGCAGGGTTTGAAATATGGATCGATCCTCAGTGTAGAGTTGGACATGAGAAAACTAGAATCATATAGATAAGATGACCACACTCGAAATACAAATGGAATATTATGACATTTATATTGCTGGTAGCAAAGAGTTCACAAGGATCACAGAAGAAGAAATGTTGGAGATAACGCAAGAATTAGCAGATGATTATTACAAAGAAGGGTTCCCTCACCCAGACGAAATAGAGGTTAGATACCTAGGACATGAAGACGACCCTCAGTAGAGGGTCTTTTTTTGTCTCTAAATAATGATAAATATACCCAGACTTGTAGATATAGTGCCAGCACAGACTTTTTCACAAGGATTCAAAGATATTTCTTTATCCTTCAAAAAGCATCCAGTAACAAATGACCTTCTCATTTTAAAAAATGAGGATGCCATAAAACGCTCTGTGCAAAATCTTGTACGCATTCAACTTGGTGAAGTATTTTTCAATAGATTATTAGGTACAAAAATCGAGGGTTCTTTATTTGAACTTGCAACATCAAGTTTTGTTGACCCTATAAAGTCGGAGATAAACACAACTATATCAAACTTTGAACCAAGAGTGAAACTGACTGATGTGAAATTGATATCAACTCCTGACGATAATTCTTTAGATATTACGATATTTTATGACATCATTGGATTATCTGCACCAGCACAGTCTGTAAACTTTGTTCTCGAACCAACTAGGTTATAATGGCACTTCAACAATTCACAAACCTTAATTTTGAGGATATAAAAGCCTCAATAAAAGATTATCTAAGAGAAAACTCTAATTTCTCTGATATGGATTTTGAGGGATCTAACCTATCAGTAATAATAAATTTACTAGCATACAATTCATATACGACTGCATATAACACAAACATGGTGGTCAATGAGACTTTCATTGACAGTGCAACACTTAGAGAAAATGTAGTATCACTAGCAAGAAATATCGGATATGTCCCACGTTCCAGAAGAGCAGCAAAAACTCTTGTGGATTATACAGTAACTGGTATAAACACAAGTTCTACATCGGTGGTATTTCAACCTGGTCTTATTGCAAACGGCAGTATATCAAATGTAAATTATCTATTTTCAATTCCAGAAAAAGTTACAGGCACTGCAAAAGATGGCACTGCTACTGGTACTCTTGAGATTTTTCAAGGACAATACTTAGAGAATACATTTGTTATAAATGACTCGCTTCCAAATCAAAGATTCATAATACCTAATAATGGTGTAGATACATCAACAATAAGAGTTGGAGTAAGGGAGAATAATTCAAGCAATACTTCCACAGAGTATAAACTCGTAGATAATATTATAGGTGTGACATCAACATCAAACATATATCTCATTCAAGAGACGACAGATGAAAAATATGAGATATTATTTGGTGATGGTGTTTTTGGTAGCAAATTAGATAATGGTAATGCAGTTGACGTATCGTATATCAAGACAGAAGGAAAGAATGGTAATGGTGTTGCAAGAGTTACTTACTCTGGAACATTGAAAGACCAAGATGGTGCAACAGAAAATCCATCGGTATCACTTAGACCTCAGTATCCATCTGAACAGGGAGATGATATAGAGGATGTAAGGAGTGTAAGATACTATGCACCAAAATTATATTCATCACAACACAGAGCTGTCACCGCAAGTGATTATGAAGCGATAGTACCATCTGTATACTCAAATATAGAATCTGTTAGTGCTTTTGGTGGTGAAGAAATTACACCTCCACAATACGGTAGGGTTTATATTGCAGCAAAACCTAAAAATGGTTCTTTCTTATCTGAGTTTACTAAAAAACAAATACTTACATCTCTAAAGAACTATTCTGTTGCAGGTATTGTGCCTGAGATTATTGATTTGAAATTTTTGTATGTGGAACTTGATTCGTATGTGTATTATAATCCAAACTTTGTAGGTGATCCTGATAACTTGAAAACAAATGTAGTGAATGCGATGACAACATTCGCAAGCGGTACAGAATTGAATAAATTTGGTGGAAGATTCAAGTATAGTAAAGTGTTATCTCTAATTGATAGAACTGATGATTCAATCACATCAAACATTACTACAGTTAGAATCCGTAGGAACCTTATTGCAAAAATCAATCAGTTTGCACAATATGAAATATGTTTTGACAACACATTCCATAGAAATGAATCAAGTTACAATATAAAATCTACTGGATTCACTATAAGTGGTGTGTCAGGGACTGTATATTTCTCTGATCAATATGTTTCTGGTGACACAGGTAATCTATTCTTATTCCAAATTGACTCTGATGTCTCAGTAAGGATTCTTTCAACCACTTTTGGTTCAGTAGATTATGCAAAGGGTGAAGTTATTATAGACACAGTGAATATTACATCAACTGTTGAATCTGATAATATTGTTGAGATACAAGCAATTCCTCAATCAAATGATGTGTTAGCAAGAAAAGAATTGTACTTACAATTTGATGTATCTAATAGTAATTTCACAATGAGAGAAGATCCAATATCATCTGGTGCAAATACATCTGGTACAAGATACAACCCTCAATCCAGTTACTCAAATGGTGCAAAGGTAAGAGGTGCAATCATACCAAGTACATCGACTGCAACTACTTTAGTTGGATATGTGAACGGACAACCTTACTATGGTGCATTTCACACCATGGCAAATGGAAACAAGATGACAGGTTCATCTCATACTGCAGATAGTGTTCTTATAACAAGCACCCCAACAAGTGCTATAGATACTTCATCAACCCCTATGTCTTCATCATCGACATCAACTTCATCATCAACTTCATCATCATCAACATCATCCAGTAGTGGATACTAATGATACAGACTTCGCTTACAAAAGTAAAAATAAATGAGATAATTCAGAGTCAAATACCAGAGTATATTGATTCAGAAAATCCTCGTTTTGGTGATTTTATAAAACAGTATTATATCTCCCAAGAATTTCAAGGGGGATCTATTGATATTGCTGATAACCTTGTTGAATACAAGAGTCTTGATTTTCTCAACAATGAGACTCTAACTGGATTTACATCTATATCACAGTATGTGAGTAGAGTTGACCAAACAATTTACGTCGACTCAACACAAGGCTGGCCAAGACAATATGGATTGTTGAAAGTCAATGATGAGATAATAACATATACTGGTATTGGCAGCACATCTTTCACAGGTTGCACAAGAGGATTCAGTGGAATTGAAAATAATAAACAAACAAATAATCCTGAATACCTGACATTTACAAGTACAGGTATAGGCACACATGGCGTAGATGACAAAGTAACAAATCTCAGCAATGTGTTTCTGAATGAGTTTATGAGAAAACTCAAGAAACAAATACTACCAGGTTTTTCAGAAAGAAATTTATTTAATAAACTTGATCAATCTAATTTTCTAAGACAATCAAAAGATTTTTATAGAACCAAGGGAACAGAACAAGCATTCAAAATATTATTTGGTGCATTGTATGGTGAAAAGGTTGAAATGATTCAACCATCAAAATATGTTATCAGACCATCAGATGCTGACTATATTGTCAATGATGTTTTACTTTGTGAATTATTGACAGGTAATCCTTTATTGTTGAACGGACAGAGTTTAGTTCAAGAGACAACACCCCTTCAAACCAGTGGTTCGATTTATAATGTAGAGAAAGCAGTTGTTAGTGGTAAGACTTATTACAAAATTTCTATATCAAAAGGAACTACTATAGGTAAGTTCAAACAGGTTGGTAAAACATTTATTACTAAATCATCCCCTGTAGGATCAACTGTCCTAAATGTAGATTCAACAGTAGGTTTTGGTGCCACAGGTACTATATCATTTGAAAATAGGTCTCTATCGTATACAGATAAATCACTGACTCAATTTACAGGTATCAGTGCCCTCACATCACCATGTGGTATAGGATCCACTGTCAGGTCTGGAATTATCGCTACGTCATATGAAAATGGTGATTTGACAAAACCAGTTACATTCAATGTACTAGGTGTGCTCAATGAATTTGTAGGTAGTGCTATAAATCAACAAGAAGAAGCGGACATCAATATCAAACAATTAGGTAAGAGTCTTGAAGAATTGTTATACACAACATGGATATACAATACTTCTTCATGTTATAGTGTAGATGCTTTTTACTTACAAAGCACTAATAACTATACTCTCAAGTTGAATTCTGAACACAACCTATATGTTGGTGATCAGATAGAAGTAATTGATCAAAATGATCCTGATAGCGTGTTGCTAGGTAGCATAACATTTGTTTTTGATCAAGACAATCCAAGTGGTTCAGTATCTGTAAACGTACCGACACTTGATTTTGATAAAAAATATAAGATTAGAAGAATATTAAAATTACAAAACAATAACACAGCTGACGTACAAAACACATATACAGATAATACATCTGCTTATGTTGCTTCTAATAGTCTACCTCACTGGGGCATAGATCCACAAAAAAGAATAAGAACATTTACTAACTCAGGTATATCCACAACACAGGTAGAGATAAATGTGCCAGATCATAATCTACATGATGGAGACCTTGTAGTATATTCATCATCTGGTATTGGCACTCTTACTAACTTGAATGAGGGTGAAGCATACTACATCAAAAAGGTAGATGATAACACTGTAAAACTTGCATACACAGGAGAAAACGTAAGAAGAGGTCAGTTTCTCACTGCCTTTTATGGTAATGACATAGGTGTCACTACATCACATACACTTACTCCTTTTTCTATATTTGGAAATGATATTGGTGCACAAAAATTACTAAGGAAATTTGATAAGCCTGAGTTTGGTGACGTAAAACAAAAAACTGTTCAAGGTGGTATTGGTTTATTTGTAAATGGTGTAGAAGCGTACTCATATAAAGCTACTGATAAAGTTTATTTCGGACCTTTGCAATCTGTAGAGGTATTGAACACTGGATCTGATTATGATGTAATAAACCCACCTAGATTATCTGTCACACAAGATGGACATTCAGGTGTTGGTGCTTCTGTTATTGCACAAGTAGAAGGTACTTTACAAGAAATATTAGTTGATAGTGAAGGATTCGATTATGAAGAGACACCGACTGTAAAAGTTTTAGGTGGTAACAATACAACAGCCAAAGCAAGTGCAAAGATGAAGTTTGTTCATCAGACTGTAGAGTTTGATGCTACTTCAACTGGTGGGGTAGTCAATACTGCGACAGATAGACTTGTATTCCCTGCTCCACATGGATTCAAGGATGCAGAAGAGGTAATATACGATGCGAATGGAAGTAGCACTATAGGAATAGGAGTAACACCTGGCACACTTATAGATACTGCTCCTTATTTTGTTGTGAAGTTAGATGATTTTCAAATTCACCTATCAGAATCAAGAACCAAGGCACTTGCTGGTATTGGTACAATACCTTTTACAACTAATGGTGGTGGATTACAAAGACTGAAGACAACAGCAAGAAGACAAAAAGTAGATAAGATTCTTGTAGAGAATGAGGGATATTTCAAGAATAGAAAATTAAAAACTATCACAGGTATAAACACTTTTACTGACACTGTAAATATAGAATCACATGGTTTTGAAGATATTGAGAAAGTCAAGTACACCTCAAACGTGTCTGCTATTGGTGGTCTTACAAGTGGTAGTGAATATTTTGTTGACAAGATTGATGATAATAACTTTAGGTTGTCTGCCAATAAAACTCTTACACCTTACATCAGATTTACTGATAATGGATTGGGCACTCATGTATTCCAAGATCCCCTCATATCAATAGACATAAGTGGTAGACAAGGTATCAATACAGTCAACGCTAGTGCTACGCCTATCATACGTGGTAATATTACAGCAGTTCATGTAAGCGAGAAAGGTAGTGACTTTGGATCTACTGTCATAAATGACAACTTCAAACCAGTCATAGAACCAACAGTAGGCAAGAATGCCTTCTTACAACCATTCATTGTCGATGGTCAGATAGATCAAATAATAATCAAACATGGT